TTCTCCTATATTATTCAACTATGTGGTTCATGAGCCTAGAAGATCCGTCTCTAGAACAGAGCGGACTTATATCTATCATTGTGGGGGCAGGGGCAGCTTGGTTTGGTTTGTACGCAGGTACGTCAAACTCAAGTAAAAACTTCAAAGGCGAAGATTAAATGGAGTGGTTCGACCTAATTGCAGAATTAGGTGTGCCTATCGCCGGAGCCCTAGTCATGGCTTATTTTATTTTTCTTGTTATGAAACAGCTCATGGACGGGCTGGTGGCTGAAATAAAAACCATACAAGGCATAACGCAAATGTTAATCACCAGAGCTTCTATTATGAACAACGATATGATTCGTATAGATACCAGTGTATCTAGCGCTCTTGATCTTAGCCCGGACTTAAATCGTATAGCCAGAGCAGAGAATTTTGTTGAAGACGGTAAGATAGACGCCAGAAGAGATTGATGGATATAGTCCAGATAGTTTCAGATTTTGGGTTTCCTGTCGTCATGGTTGTTGGTCTAGGTTACTTTGTATATTTTGTTTGGCAAACAGTTACGAATGTTATTGACCCAGCAGTACAAGAGATGAAAGCCACAATCATACGACTTACTGATCAGCTTCGTCTTCTAGATCAAGACATGATCAGACTTCAACAAAAAGTAAATACGGTGTTAGAATTAAAAGAAGAACACAAACTCAAGGACCCTGATGATGAAAACTTGGAAAGAGTACAAAAGAAGACAGATTAAAACAATAATGATATTTATTATTGTTACTAGCATTTTATTTTTCTTTCCAACTTTCTTGCTTGGTGATGAAATGGTGTTTAAGTTTAAGTCGCCAAGTTTTTCTGGTCTGAACACTTCACAGCATTATCTTACGATTGAAAACCAACAGTTCTCTAGAAAACAGGCCATAGAAGACGACAAACAAGCTTTGTTAGATGAAGCTGAAAGAGAAGCTAATAACAGCACCCTTGCTAGATTTATTAGAAACTTAGAGTCAAGGGTGTACGCTAAATTATCTTCTCAGTTGGTAGAAAGTTTGTTTGGTGAAAACCCACAAACGTCTGGTTCTATAGAACTAGAGGGCAACACCATAGAATACGAAGTTGATGAGGAGTACATTACACTAACGGTAACGGATGAAAACGGCGAAACAACTACTATTATTTTTCCTCTTAATAGCTTTACTTTCTAGCTGCGTTCTACTTGATTCCAAATACTCGCTAGAAAATTTTAAGATAACCCGCCTAGCAGAGATGGCCTCTGTTATAAACACTGAACTGTGGGAGTTACCGCAACCAAAAACCAAACCCGTTGTTGCAGTCTACCCAAGTTCGTTTTTAGATCAGACCGGTCAGCGTCGTAGCAACAGCACTTTTGCTACGTTTAGCACTGCGGTTACCCAAGCGCCGTACACGCTTTTGATACAAGCGCTCAAGCATACTGCGCAAGGGGATTTCTTTGAGGTCGTCGAACGTATCGGTCTTGATAATCTAAGTAAAGAACGTCAGCTTATTCGTTCTACTAGAGAAAGTTTTGACGAAGCACAAAAACTAAAACCCTTAATGTTTGCTGGGATTCTTATCGAAGGCGCAGTAGTTAGCTACGAAAGTAACATAAGAACAGGCGGTGCCGGAGGCAGAGTATTAGGTATTGGCATGAGCAGAAGCTATCGACAAGATACCGTTACCGTAAGTCTTCGAACCGTGTCTGTTTTGACTGGACGCATACTAACAGAGGTTACGACAACCAAAAGCATATTAAGTGTCGGCATCAACGAAGACGTGTTTAGATTTGTTTTTAATCAAACTGAACTTGTCGAAATAGAAAACGGTAACGTCGAGAACGAATCGATTACCATAGCGTTGCAATCTGCTATCGAGATGGCAGTTTTAAAGACAGTCGAAAAGGGTATAATAAAAAATTATTGGAGTTACAAAGATGATTAAATATTTATTAATCTTCTTAGCAAGCTTTGTATACGCCGCGGATAACGAAGTCTCCATAGATCAAGTTGGTGGTACCATCAACATTGATGTAGAACAGCTAGGGTCAGGCAACTTAATAGGTGGTGCATCAGCCTCTGCTGGAAGCATGACACCATTAGACTTAGACGGTGTCACGATGACTTTAGATATTAATCAAATAGGTTCAAGCAACTTATTTAGAGGAGATATCTATGCAGACTCATATACCGGTTTTTTTGAGTTTAGCGGTGGGTCAAACATTTTCGATATTCAAACAGATCCAAGCGATACCTACGGAGCTGATTCAAGCAACGTCAACATACAGGTCACCGGGTCGAGTAATGATATGTCGTTAGATCAAGCAACAAGCGCTATGGCATCTACGCTTGATTTAGATTGGATTATTAACGGTTCAAACAACACCATAGATTCTGACATAGATGTAGATTTGGCTACTAACTACATGGATATAGACGGTTCGGATAATACGATAAACTATAACGGCGATGGTTTTCAAGGCGGTTATTTTTATTTAGATCATACAGGTGGTTCAAGAACGTTAAATGTTACACAAGCTTCTACTTTGGATAACGATTGGTTACGGGTCATTAGTAATGGCTCAAATGGATCTTTCTGCATTATCCAAAACGACCAAGGAACGTCCACAAGCTGCCCTTGATGTTGGCTCAGTAGAAGAAGTATCAGGGTTTGCTCAGATAGAAAGAGATGAGTCTTTTGCTGTAACGCAAGACTTTGTCGTGCAATCCTACGACAAAGCACAAACCGAAGCAGGTCGTATGGGCATACGCTTTGTAGACGACACGACCATTAAGATTACTGAACACTCCATGGTTGTTATAGACGAGTTTGTCTTTGACCCAGACCCATCTAAATCAAAGCTAGCAGTCAACTTTCTAAAAGGCACAGCACGTTTCACTACTGGGCTTACCGGCAAAGTGGCTAAAGAAAACATGGTGTTGCGAACCAATTCAGCCACTGTCGGTATCCGGGGTACAGACTTTAGTATTACTGTAAATCCAGATACATCTGAGTCACTTTTTATACTTTTACCCGATGAAGACGGTGCGCCGTCAGGGGAGATATCGATAACGACAGCCATGGGTACAGTGGTTCTTAATCAAGCTTTTCAAGCTACCACTACGACCACCTTAGAAACTGCGCCGAGCGAACCGGTGATACTAGATTTGTCGTTAGATTTTATTGACAACATGCTTATCGTAACGCCACCCAAACGTTCTAGATCCTTTGACGAAGAACAAGGGACCACGGACACCGTAGACCCAATACTAGACTTCAACGAACTAGACATAGACTATCTGGCAGAAGAAAACTTAGGCGAAGAGGGACTAGAGTTTACCGAGCTAGACTACGATGCACTAAACGTAAACTTTTTGGAAGACCTGTTAGATATCATTAGCGAGCTAGATAAGATAGACGATGAAGACCGATTAGCACAGGAAGCAACTACAACAAGCATAAAAGGCACGGCGGTAGGACAAGATACAAAAACACAAATAACTACAATAGTTACCGGAGAAAAGATAAAATTAAGCAGAGCCGTGGGATCTAGCGCAGCTATAAACATAGATAGCGGCAATAGTTACACCGTCGTACTAGAACAAGATGGCGTGGTAAACGAAGTAAAAGTCAACGGCGGCAGCGATTCGACCATCGTCATTAGACAGGGCAATGGTTAATCGGTATTATTTGTGCATAGTTGAGAGGAACGTTTTATGCCTTTACAAAAGACTACATTCAACCCCGGGATCAATAGAGAAGGGACAGCTTACGATAACGAAGGCGGGTGGTTTGATTGTAATTTAGTTAGGTTCCGTGCAGGTAGACCAGAGAAGTTTGGCGGTTGGTCCAAGCTGCTCTCTGCTACTTATCAAGGTACAGCTAGAGCACTACACAATTTTATATCTTTAGCAGGCACTAAATACTTAGGTATGGGCACGCATTTAAAATATTACATTGTAGAAAACAACGATGCTTTTAATGACGTAACACCTATAAGAAACACCACAGGCAACAACGAAATAGCTTTTTCTGCATCAAACGGTTCGTCTACTCTTACGATTACCGATACCAGTCATGGAGCAGTACAAAATGATTTTGTTACTTTCTCTGGCGCAGTTTCGTTAGGCGGTAACATCACCGCTGCTGTTATCAATCAAGAATATCAAATAGCCACCATAACAGACGGTAACACATACACAGTAGTGGCTAAAGACACTAGTGGTAGTACAGTGACCGCAAACGGCAGTGATACAGGTAACGGACAAGGCACTGTTGTAGGAGCGTATCAAATCAATACGGGACTAGATGCCTACGTATCATCAACAGGTTGGGGAGCAAACAGTTGGGGGTCTAGCGGTTGGGGCTCGACTACGCCTTTGTCTGCTGCAAACCAATTAAGAATTTACACTCACGATAACTACGGAGAAGATTTAATCTTTAACGTTAGAGCGGGCGGTGTTTATCGTTGGATAGAGAACAACGGCACAGGGACAAGGGCCACAGCTTTATCTGACGCTACCGGTGCTAATCAAGTGCCCACAGCTGCGTTACAAGTTTTAACATCTGAAACAGACAGACATCTAATAGTCTTAGGAGCGGATCCACTTAACACCAGTAACGTTAGAACAGGATCGGTTGATCCTATGTTGATAGCATTTAGCGATCAAGAGAATCCGTTGGACTTTGAAACAAGGACCACGAACTCTGCTGGGGAGCTAAGATTGTCTTCGGGATCTTTAATTATAGGCGCAGTAAAATCAAGACAGGAGATAGTTATCTTTACCGATACGTCTGTCTACAGTATGCAGTTTATAGGACCGCCGTTTACTTTTGGTCTTAACTTAATAAACGAATCAACAGGACTGATAGGTCCAAAAGCTGCCGTGACTGGACCTAACGGTGTGTATTACATGAGCTACGATGCTTTCTACTTATACAATGGTAGTGTTCAACAATTACCGTGCAGCGTAAGAAACTATGTGTTTAGCGATATAAACCAAGGACAAGCATACAAAATAAACGCGTTTACTAACAACAAACACTCTGAAGTAGGTTGGTTCTATCCGTCAGCTAGTTCTAGTGAAGTCGATAGATACGTTATCTACAACTATCTAGAAAAAGTTTGGTACTACGGGCAGATATCTAGAACTGCTTGGTTAGACTCAAACATAGAAAGTTATCCGCAAGCTGTTTCTGGAGGATACTTATACGAACAAGAAAAAGGTTTTGATAACGATGGTTCTGAGATGACAGGCGTATTTATAGAGTCTTCTGATTTTGATTTAGGCGATGGCGACAGCTTTGCGTTCTTACGTAGATTAATACCCGATGTGAAATTCTTAGATGATGACTCTAGCTCTAACGTAAACATAGTTACTAAAACAAGAAACTTTCCCGGTGATTCACTGACCACGGACAACACCGCAACGGTTACTCCGTCAACGCAGCAAGAACACATGCGAGCGAGGGGCAGACAAGCTGCTGTACGTATAGCATCTAACGACGGCGATAGCGGTAACGTAGGAGTAGGCTGGCGTTTGGGTGCATTGCGATACGACATACGACCTGACGGCAAAAAGTAATGGCTAAGCTCTTACCAACCAGACTACCGGTTGCAACCACAGAGATAAGCGTAGATTTATACAATCGTCTGATAAGAATACTAGAGATTAACTTAGGTGAGTTTGATCCAAGCAACACCGATCAGTTTACAACAACAAAAAGAAACAATGCTATTTTTAACCCCGGAAGTATTATATGGAATACCACTGTAAATTCTTTACAGGTATGGACAGGGTTCGGTTGGTACAATATAGATGCAGCACCAGAAGAAGAACGAGGCTTGAAAGGAACTGCATCAGTTGGTACAGTTTTTGTACAGACTAAAAAAGGTTCGCAGGTATATTTATAAAATGGCAATTACAAGAGCACAGTTAGCTAAAACAACCAAGAAACGTAACCACCGAGGATGTGGTAAGGTTATGAAAGGTCGTAGGAAGAAGACTACTTATGCCTAGAAAAAAGGCAAAAATGCCTGCTAGGAACAAGAAGAACTTCCGTCCTACGAAGTCTGGGGCAGGTATGACAAAGGCTGGCGTTAAAGCCTACCGTAAACTAAACCCCGGAAGTAAATTAAAAACAGCTGTAACAGGTAAGGTTAAAAAGGGTAGTAAAGCAGCGAAAAGACGTAAGTCGTATTGTGCTAGATCTGCTGGGCAAATGAAAAAGTTTCCTAAAGCAGCAAAGAATCCAAACTCAAGATTGAGACAAGCTAGACGAAGATGGAGGTGCTAGATGACAGCTAAAGCAAGTAAAAGAGTAGGCAACGTAGGCAGAAAGAAAGTAGTCGACAAAGTAATTAAAGGTTTGAAAAAAGCCAGTAAGTTACATGCAGGTCAGGCTAAATCTTTAAGTGCTTTAAAATTAAAAAAAGGCGGCAAGGTAAAAAAGAAAAAATCTAAAAAGAAAAGTGGCCCTACGCCAACTAACCCAGCTTTGTACTCTAGAGTAAAAGCAGAGGCTAAAAAGAAGTTTGACGTGTACCCTAGTGCATATGCAAACGCTTGGTTAGTTAGAACATATAAAAAACGTGGTGGCGGATACAGATAATGGCCACCGGTTTAAAAAAGTGGTTCCAAGAAGACTGGGTCGATATTGGAAGAAAGAACAAAAAAGGTGGCTTTGCTAAGTGTGGACGTAAGAAAGCGTCTACTAAAAAGAAAGGCTACCCGAAATGTGTGCCGCGTTCGAAAGCTATGTCTATGACAAAAGCGCAACGGGCAAGCGCCGTAAGGCGTAAACGAGCGAAAGCTCAAGGGGTTGGTGGTAAACCAACAAATGTTAAAACTTTTGCAACGAAGAAAAAACGTAAAACTTCTGCAAAGAAAAAAAGGAGATAGCTATGCCGGGAATGATGAAAAAAGCCAAAGGTATGAGAAAAGGCGGAGTAATGAAAGCCAAAGGTATGAAAAGAGGCGGAAAGGTTAAAAAAGCTAAATACGCTAAAAAAGGCGGAAAGAAAAGAAGATAACGAGTGGCACATCTGATTAGTAATATCCCACACTTTCCGTGTTGGGTAAGAAGAGAGTTTACCGCTAATCATCTAAAATACCACGGCGAGTACCTACACGCCTTGGCAATAGCGGTGAATACAATTCCAGATAGGTCGTTAAGTTTTCAAGTAGTCTTTACAGGATTTGAAGAAGATGATCCTGATAAAAACATACACGGTGGTGCTATGTGGGCACGTATGCCAATACAAGCGCTAATAGCAGATATACCCGTAGACGAGTGGCCAGAACCCATGGAAGATCATTTAGCACAACCATGGGACTGCGAGTCTAGAGATCATTCTATTGTTACCATGGATAGAGTTAGCTCTAGTCCTTGGCAATGTAAGATCGATGGCGAGTTCTACACAGGTAAGTATTTGTTTACCGTTGACTACACCAACAACGCGATAGCTGATTGCCCAGCGCAACACAAGCAATCGCATTTACTTTATATTACTGAAGACTGTAAATGGAAAGGCAACATGGTTGCTTTACCAAACAACAGAGTGCGAGCGACTAGCCCAGCACTTTGGGTTACAGGACAGGGGGCGCCGGACTTTGCTCCGTCGCAACATTTACATTCAGCCGAGGGGCACGAAAGTTATTTGGATCCGCTGATAACATTTAATAACTTATACGAAGAGTGAGTAGAATATTATTAGGAGTCGTAGGGGTATTAGCTATAGCTCTATACTTTCTATGGAGCCAGAACTCGAGACTGGCTTCACTCAACCAAGCTTTTGAGTTGAGGGACCAAGAACAAAGAGCTGCGATAGAATCTTTGCAATCTGATTTTAAAGTGCAGACCGAAGGGCTACTAGCCATACAGTCACGCAACCAAGAAATAGAGGCAGAGATGTCTAGATACTTAGATATCTTCAAACGACACAATCTAAGTAAGCTAGCCGCAGCTAAACCCGGACTTATAGAAACTAGAGTAAACAATGGCACTAAAGATGTATTCGACAGTATTGAAGCAGACAGCCGTAGCATTGATCGTCTTAATGACGGTCTACAGTTGCAGCCTGATTCCTAAACAAGTAGACGTCATATCTAAACCAATAGATAGGCAGATAGCACAGCCTATGTTGCCTAGAGGTATAGATTTAAAAGAACCATATTGGTATGTAGTATCTGAGAAGAACATCGATGAGTTCTTAGACAAACTAAAAAAAGAAGAAGGCAGAATTGTTTTTGTTGCTATGTCTATACCAGACTATGAGCTCATGTCTTACAATATGCAAGAACTTAAACGTTATATTAACGAACTCAAAGAGGTTGTTGTGTACTACAAGAAAGTTACAACCAAGGAGGTAAAATGAAGATATCGCAAGAAGGTATAGACTTAATAAAACACTTTGAGGGTTGCGAGTTAGAAAGTTATTTATGTTCTGCTGGCGTGTTAACAATAGGCTACGGCACAACTAAAAACGTAGTCGAAGGCATGAAGATATCGCAGCACCAAGCAGAAGAACTGTTAGCCAAGGACTTAGAGGAGTTTGAAGGATACGTCGAAGATCTTATTGACGTACCGTTAGAACAAAACCAGTTTGATGCTCTGGTAGCATGGACCTATAACCTAGGACCAACGAACTTAAAAACTTCTACGTTAAGAAAAGTTTTAAACAAAGGCGCGTACGACGACGTAGCAGAGCAAATAAAACGATGGAACAAGGCCAACGGTAAAGTTTTAAACGGTTTAGTACGCAGAAGAAACGCTGAAGCAGAACTTTTTGACGGTAACGACTGGCACGTTTATTCATAAAAATAGTGGCAGTAGAATAAATTTGCACATACAATAGAGAAAACTTAAACGAGAGACTATGCAGTTACAAGAGTCACTAAACATAGCAAAAGGTTTAGGTCGTTTTGAAGACGACCATATAGCTCACGTGGCAACGGGAGAAACCGTTGTGCCTAAAGGCATATTAGATGCTAACCCAGAGCTACGCAAAATGCTCCACGATCAGTTTAAAGAGCTTCAAGTCAACCCAGAAGAATTTGTAGTTGGTTCACCGGCTATGAAAATAAACCCTGCAACGGGTCAGCCAGAGTTCTTTTTAAAGAGTTTAACCAAAGGATTAGAAAAATTTGCAGAGAAGTCTGGCCTTAAAAAGCTGGGTAAAAAACTAGCGCCGTTAGCTCCCATAGCTGCTGCTTTTATACCGGGCGGACCAATAATATCTGGAGCTGTAGGGGCAGCAGCAAAAGGATTTTTAGGCGGAGAAAAACCAAAAGATTATGTTGCTGATGCAGCGTTAGGCGCAGGCATAGGCGCGTTAGCGCAAGGAGCTACAGAGGGGTTTACTAAAGAAGGGTTAAGTCCTTTTGTTAGTGGTCCTACTCCATCTGGCGGACCTCAATTAAAAACTTCTGTAGGTTCTCGTATTATAGAGGGACTTAAAACAGGAGGCATTGAAGGACTGAAAGATCAATTAATTATGTCAGACAGCCCTCTTGGAAAATTTTTACAAACAGAGGCTGGGCAAGAATTAGCCGGTAGATTAAAACTACAAGGACTAGGCGATACACTAGAAGACGCAAGCAAAGGTATTATAGGGTCAAACACAGCAGCTGCATTGTTTGGTGGCGACACAGGCGGTGGCGGAATCATGGGCGGCGGCACAGGCGGTGGCATGGGAGGATTAGGTGGCATAGCCACTTTAGCTCTTGTGAAGAAATTGCTAGATCAGCCAAGTAAAAGCCCAGAAGACATAGTGCCAACTGGGGTATCTGCTTTCGGTTATACACCAGAGCAAATGCAAAACATACCAAGTTACAGAATAGCTAATTTACAGCCCGCTTTAGTTGAAGGTGCACAATACGCAAACGTAAGCCCTGTTACAGCAGAAGAAGGCGGACTTTTAAAAGGGATTGCTAATATAAAAGGCTACGAAAAAGGCGGCATGGACGATGATGGTCCCGGAGACATAACACCAGCATTTTTAGAACCCGGCGAGTTTGTTATGACTAGGCCAGCCACTAGAGCATTGGGTTCAGAGAATCTATATAGATTAATGAAAATGGCAGAGAGTGTAGCGTAATGGCTAGTTATCTTGATCCAGTAACCACCCTGTCAGGAGTAGAGGACCCGTTTGCCGCTAAGATGCGTAGGGGCTTTTTAGAGTCCGCGTTTGATTTAGCTGCTACACCTACACCAATAGCTCAACAACAAATTGCTGGGCTAGATCCGTTACAGCAACAAGCTAGACAGTTAGCTGGCGGATTGGGTCAGTTTCAACCGTTTATACAACAAGCAGCAGGATTTTACGGTCCACAGGGAGCAAGAGACTTTTACAATCCGTACGAAGACGCAGTCGTACAACAAACAATAAGTGATTTAACAGAAAGATCTGGCATACAAGGTATAGCAGACAGAGCTGACGCTGTTAAAGCAGGCGCTTTTGGTGGTTCGCGTGGCAGACTCATGGAGTCAGAAAGGTTTAGAGCTTTAAATAGAGGGTTAGGAGAAGCCATAGGCGGTATACGATCAAGAGGGTTTGAAGGAGCAAGAGCCGCAGCGCAAGGGGCAGCTTCTGGTTTAGCTGGGCTAGCACAAACAGGACAAGCAGGATTAATAAATCAAATAGGAACATTAGGATCATTAGGTGGTTTAGGTAGAGGTATACAACAAGCAGGTTTTGACGCTACCTTTGATGCGGCTAGAAGAACTGCACTAGAGCCAAGACAAAGATTACAGACACTACAAGGTATGTTAAGTCTACTACCAAGAACACAAGCCTCTACAGTGTTTAGAGCAGCAGCCGGAACAGATCCAACAGCACAAGCATTAGGTCTTTTACGAGGCGGTGGACTAGGCGGAATACTAGGTTTCGAAGAAGGCACAGGACCAGAAGGCGTACCGCAAGTGCCTGAAGGTAAAAAGTTTGCTGGTCTAAGAGCCTTAGCTAAAGAAAGACCTGACGTGGTTAAAAAAATGGGTTACGAACAAGGCGGCGAAGTTTTTCCAGAGGATGAGGCATACAATTTTGTAGGCGGCACAGGGCCAGAAGGAGTGCCTTACCCGGTAAAGATGCAAGAAGGTGATTCTTCTAATACAACAGATAGCACAATAACTGGTTTTTTACGAAAATATAGTATTACTCCACATTTAATGGATGTAGATTTTTTTGAAGAGCCTTCTTTTGCTAAATGGGTTGATGCAACTAGAGCAGCAAATAAAGCAGGTTCTCCTATACCTTATGTGGCTCCTATGTTAAGTGATTCAATACAGGCTTTAAAAGTTGGCTACGATAGTTTTTTAAAAGAGTTTCAAGAACGAAGAACTCAAAAACAAGATAACGAAGCCGTAGCCATGATGCAAGAAGGCGGCATAGCGCCAGAGGTTTTTGAAGAGGGCGACGATGAAATAAACAACGCTCTTAATAAAATGGTAGATATGACAAGAGGAGTTGGGGGAACTGAAACCCCAATGGTAGAGATGCCAGAGGTTGACATAGAAACAGCTAGAGTTAAGTCTCCGGGAGGAAGTCAACAAGAATTTATTTCGTTAGTAAAAGAAAAAGAAGGTAATTTACAAGACGCTATAAAAATATTTTTAACAGAAAAGACAGAAGACGATAGTCCTCCTGCACAAATACAACAAGAGATACAGACTTTTGTAGACAAAGCAGAAGGCAGGTATAAAAAAGAAGTTGCTGATGCTGCTTTAAAATTAAACATAGACATAAACACCGATCAGGTTACTTTAATTACAGATGAGTTTGATAAAGAGATAGAAAGCATGTTTCCTAAACTAGCTTCTATGTTAGACGGAGAAGCCGCACAAAAAGTAGCTATGATGGAAAAGGGGGGAGAAGTAGATAATTCTGAAACCATAGAAAAACAAAAACAAATTGTAAAAGAACTTGAAGAGGCTTACGAAAGACAACTTCAAAGAGGAGACAGAGGAGCCCTTGGTGGTGGCACTAGCTACATAGATCAAGCTAAAGAAAAATTAGATCAAGCTAGAAAACGTTTAGAACAATTACAACAAGGGGTGTCTCCTTCAGATATTAGAGCCGGAGAAAAAACTCAAAAGGACCTACAAAAAGAAGCTGACGCAGCTGCGGCTAGGGGAGACTTTGACGACTTTGAGGCCACACCAAAAAAAGATGAAGGTCCTAAAGATACTCAAGACCTCATGGTTGCTACTAGAACCACAGAAGACATCATATCTCCGTACCTTCAAAACCTACAACAAGGAGCTAGAAGAATAGGAGACGCCGCTCTGCTTTCAGCTACTAATAAACAAGGCGGGCTAGCTGGCACTCTTGGAGTAATTGGTAAATCTAAATTAACAGAAGAAAAAGCACGATCAACTGGAGACTTAGCTGCTATAAACGTTCTCGGTAGGGGCACGGGATCATCAGAGCAAGCGCGGAAAGAGTTAGGTATAGCATCTATAGTTCAAAAAGAATTAGAAGGCTCAAATATTTTTCCATATACTGATGAGGGGCTACCTAATCCACTATACAATAGAATGTTTCAAGATTTAATGAATTTCTATAAAAATCAACTAGGTGCCTAGTGTGTCACTTGAGGAACTACAACAGGGCTATCTAGACGGAGATCTTTCCAGAGAAGAGTATTTAAGACTCTTAGAAAATTTACGAGCCAACCCCACAGCAATAGAGCCTACAGACGAACAAGCTGGGTTCTGGGATACTCTTTTTCAATCCACACAACAACTCATAGCTACCGGGGGAGCGGGCATACGTGTTCTCGGTGAAGCGTTTGACAACGAGGCTTTACAGAATTACGGAGATGAAGTAGTTAGAAACAGAGAAGCGCAGATAGCCAAGTACGGTAAGCCTATGCAAATAGAAGATATAGAAGGCGTGGGCGAT